CTCAGAAGTTTTTCTATCCAAAACTCTGAGGGGGGGGGTGTGAAACTGGGGGGGTACTACTAAACTTAAACTAGTTTTAGTTTAGGTTTTAAAAAATATAAAATGACAGGAAGAAAAAAAATACCTACAGAATTAAAAAAAGCTAGAGGTACTCTAAGAAAATCTAGAGAGCTAGATAATCCTATGGAGGTAGCTAAAGTATCAGGAGTACCAGCAGCTCCTAAATGGTTATCTGAAATAGGTAAAGAACAATTTAATTTAGTAGTAAAACAGCTTAATGATTTAGGTATGTTATTTCAGGTGGATATAAAACTGATAGAGGCTTATAGTAATTCTATGGCTTTACATATTGAGGCTGAGCAAGAGCTGAGGAGAGTAGGGAGAGTAATGGTATATCGTGATGATGAGGGTAGGCCTAAACATTCTCAGATAGTACCTATGCAAACTATATCTAAACAAGCTTTAGATCAAGCTATAAAAATAGCGGCTCATTTTGGATTAACTCCCAGTAGTAGAACAAAAATATCAGCTCCATCTAAGCTAGAAATTAAGGATAATGAATTTAACTTTTTTAATGACTAAGCTATGTTAAAAGTAGGTACAGATTTCTCAGGTATAGGCTCTCCTGAAATAGCTTTAAAAAATTTAGGAGTAGATTTCAAAAGTATGTTTGCTTGTGATTTTGATAAATATGCTAAACAGAGCTATTTAATAAATCATAATACTGAAAATTTCTATGATGATATTACTACTAGAAATCATAATAATACTCCTTATGTAGATTTATATGTAGCTGGATTTCCATGTCAAGCTTTTAGCATGGCTGGTAAGAGGAAGGGATTTGATGATACTAGAGGTACATTATTTTTTGATTTACTTCAGTATTTAAAAGCTCAAAGGCCTAAGTATTTTATATTAGAAAATGTAAAAGGATTATTATCTCATAATAAAGGGCAGACCTTTGCAGTTATTTTAGACTGTTTAGCTAAAAGTGTTAATAAACAGTATAGCTTTACTATGTATAAAGATGGATTAAATTATCATGTTTATTATAAAGTATTTAATACTAAAGATTTTGGATTACCTCAAAACAGAGAGAGAGTATTTATAGTAGGATTTAGAGATGATAATCATACTTTTAAATGGCCTAAACCTTTTAAATTAGAAAAAAAATTAGCTGATTTATTAGAGGAGGAAGTAGATGATAAGTATTATTTGAGTGATAAGGCTGTAGATAGAATTAAAAGACATAATAATAAAAGTTTAGATAAAGATATATCAGCTACTTTAACAGCTGCATATTATAAAGGAGGAGGTAGAGATCAACAATATATAAGAACTCATAGCTTATATCCTAGATCTAGTAAAACTGGTAAAGGAGGTACTGGGCCTCTGAGTAAAGATGACAATACTTCTTATTGTATAGATACTGGTAATGCTCAGGCTATAGAAATCAAATCAGTAGCCTATAGAACTAGGAACTATAGAGGAGAGGAAGGTAAGATAGAGGAGAGAAAAGATGATATAAGTAATTGTATTAGCTCTGTATCAAAAGATTTTATGATAAAAGAGAGTAAAATAATACAGGTAGGTAATATAGTTAATACTGGTAATTTTGATAATCCTCAAAGGGGTAGAATATATAGTAAAGATGGTATAGCTCCAGCTCTTAATTGTATGCAGGGAGGAGGATTAGAGCCTAAAATACTAGAGCAAAAAAGAATAAGAAGATTAACTCCTTTAGAGTGTTTAAGATTACAGGGGTTTCCTGATGAGTTTTATTACAGATGTAAAGAGGAGGGATTATCTGATACTCAACTTTATAAACAGGCTGGTAATAGTATGACATCTGATGTAATGTATTATATAATTAAAGAGATATTAAAAAATGGCTACTAAAAAAAATGTGTGGAGATTTTCTCCAAATAAAAGAAAAAAAAGGAGAGGTATTCATGCGAAAACTAAACAAAGTAAAAATAAAAATTCTGATAACTATATAAAAGTATCTAGAGGACAGGGATGAAATATAAATATGATAAACATAAAGCTAATAAAGCTGTAGCCTTTATAGAAAAATTTTGTAGCCATACTAAAGGGGAGCTAGGAAATAAGCCCTTTATATTAGAGGAATTTCAAAAGGAACAAATAATAAAGCCTATTTTTGGCTGGGTAGATAAGGATGGATATAGAAAATATAGATCTGTATATATTGAAATACCTAGAAAAAATGGTAAATCTAATCTATGTGCGGCTATAGTTTTATATCAGTTATTCTGTAGTAATGAATCAGGACAAGAGATAATATCAGCGGCGGCTGATAGAAATCAAGCCAGTATAGTATTTCAAATAGCTAGGAGTATGATCCTGAATAATAAAGAGCTTAACTCTAGATGTAAGATATATAGAAACTCTATTACTATAGAGAGTACAGGCTCTTTTTATAAAGCTATTTCAGCTGAATCTAATACAGCTCATGGATTAAATATCAGTACTTTAATTTTTGATGAGCTTCATACTCAGAGAAACTCTGAGCTAGTAGATACTCTTACTACAGCTACAGGAGCTAGGAGAGAGCCTTTACAGATATTTATTACTACTGCTGGATATGATAAAAATAGTATATGCTATAAGATGTCAGAGTATGCTACAAAAGTTAGAGATAAAATAATAGATGATGATACTTTTTTACCTGTACTTTTTAGAGCTGAGCCTGATGATGATTGGAAATCTGAGGAGGTATGGAAAAAAGCTAATCCTGGACTGGGTGTAATTATTAAGGAAGCTTACTTTAAGCAACAATTTAAAAAAGCTGAGATAACTCCTAGCTTTACTAATACCTTTAAAAGACTACATCTTAATTTATGGACTGGCTCAGAGAGCTTATGGATTTCAGATAATGATTATATGATGTGTAATATATCTCCTATAGAGCCTAAAAAATTAATTAAGAGAGATTGTTTTGCTGGATTAGATTTAGCTAGTACTAGAGATATATCAGCTCTAGTATTAATCTTCCCTGATGAAGATGGTAATTTTGATGTATTACCTTACTTCTTTTTACCTGAGGCTAAGGTAAAAGCTGAAGGCTTAGGAGATGGAGTAGATTATCAAACCTGGGTAGATGAGGGATATATAATAGAAACTCCTGGAAATGTACAGGATTATAATTATATAGAGCAGAAATTTAAAGATTTAGCTGAGGAGTATAATATCATATCTTGTGCTTTTGATAGATGGGGAGCTAGTCAATTAGTAGTAAACTTAATTAATGATGGAGCTAAGATGAATCCTATAGGTATGGGATTTGTATCTCTATCAGCTCCTACTAAAATGCTAGAGAAACTAATACTATCTAAACAGATTAATCATGGAGGTAATCCAGTACTGAGATGGATGGTAAATAATGTACATATATCAGAAGATCCAGCTGGTAATATCAAACCTAATAAGGCTAAAAGTACTGAAAAAATAGATGGAGTAATAGCTCTAGTATGTGCTTTAGCTGAATATCTTAATGGATTAGAGGGAGATAATCAATCAATTTACGAGGGTAGAGGCCTACTATTTATATAGTAATTACCTATAAAATACCTAAAAAGCAAAAAATTTAAAAAAACTTTTAAAAAAATTAACAGAGGTAGGAGTAAAATAATCAATCTTTTTTTACCTCTAAGGTTGTTTATAAGCAAAAAAGTAGTATATTTGTTATAACAAAACGAAACAATAATTTAAAAAAAAACAAAATGAATAAAGTAACAAAAATCGGAAACTATTTTCAAGTAATAACTAATAATGGAGATGTAATTAGTAAAAGATATAGAACAGAAAAAGGAGCTGTTAATCAATTAAATAAAATTAATAATATGGAGGGGAGATAATCTCCTCCTTTTTTTTAAAACAGAAATAATCAATAACTAATAAGAGGTGTTAAGAGCATCAAAAATTATGGAAAATTTAATAAATTCAATACAAGTTAAATCAATTAGATATTATAAAACTAATAGAGGATTAGTAGGATATGATTCAGAAATAACTTTAAAAGGTACTAAAGAGATTATAGGATATATCAGAAATGATGGTAATGGAGGAGGTACATATTTAGAACAAAATTTAGAGATGATGAAAAAATTTAAAAAATATAGAGATTTGGATGAGTTTGATTTAGAGGAGGTTTTAAATATCTATGAGAATATACACTAAACAGAAATAAGATGAAAGTATATATAATAAAATGGTTTGACTATTCAGCTGATGGATGTAGTAGTGAACAGTATATAAATAAAGGATTTGCAAATAAAAAAGATGCTATCAGTTTTAAAAGCAAATTAGAAAAAGGTAAGTTAGATGATGAGTATGGATGTGATAATGGAGCTGAATTAGAGGAATATGATATACCTATTTCTAAAAAAGGTATTTTATATGCTATTAATGAATTTAATAGAACTATATAATGGAGTATCAAAAATTTAGATTTTGTATGAGATGTCAAAGAATGGCTCTTATAAAAGTAGATGGATGTTTTGTGTGTAAAGGTAATTTTATTCTACAGAGTAATAAGGCAGATAGTTATCTAGCAAATATCCAAAAATACAATCAACAGAAAATAAAAAAACAGAAACTAAAACAAAAACAAAATGAAAATGAACTACTACAGTATCAAAAAATTAATCAAAGGATATAGAGTTAATCCTAATTTAAAAAGTAAAACTCTTATAGCTATACCTCAAAAAAAGCTATATAGCCATTATGGTTTTATACCTATTCAAGTTAATTTTAAAGATAAAAAAATGAGTATTACTAGAAATACTCCCTTACTACATAAAGAGCAATTTAGAGATAAATTTAATAGGGGTACTTTTTATACTTTACTTTACTATGAATGGAATCCATCTAAGGTACAACTAGAAATAAATTTTTAATGTAAAAGGGGGTATATATACCTCCTTTTTTTTTGTTATATTTGTAGGTATTAATGTAAATACATACCTAATAAATAATCTATTTTGGGATTACTAGATTTTTTTTATAAGTCAAAAGAAAAAAGAAATGCTAATAACTTTACTATAGGAGCTGTAGGCTCTAGCTCTAGTGGAGTCAGAGTTAGTGAAGATAATTCTATAGGATTACCAGCTGTATGGGCAGCTGTGAGATTGTTATCAGAAACTATAAGTAGTTTGCCCTTAAATGTGTATCGGAAGGATAAAGATGGATCTAAGTATATAGATGAGAAAATTCCTCTTAATCAGCTGTTATCTACATCTCCTAACTCTAAATATACCTCCTTTACATGGAGAAATACTTTAATGAATAGCCTACTTCTTTGGGGTAATGCTTACTGTTTAATTATTAGGAATGGAGGTAGTAGGCCTATATCTTTAGAAATACTCCAGCCTGATAAAGTAGAGGTAGCTGTAGGAGATGATGGAGAAACATATTATAAGGTAAAAGATTTAGGTACTTTTAGCTCTATGGAGATACTACATATAGTAGGTTTATCTTTTGATGGTTTAGTAGGCAAATCTCCTATACAAGCTAATAAAGAAGCTGTAGGCTTTGGATTGGCTACTCAGCAATATGGCTCTAATTTTTTTAAAGGAGCTAATTTATCAGGAGTATTAGAACATCCTGGAGTACTTACTGATGATGCGGCTAATAGGCTTAGGCAATCATGGGCAAATAGATACTCAGGATTAGCTAATTCTCATAGTACAGCTGTTTTAGAAAATGGAACTAAATTTAAGCCTATAGCTATGCCTTTAGCAGATGCGGCTTTTATAGATAGTAGAAATTTCTCAGTAGCTGAAATAGCTAGGATATTTAGAGTACCTCCTCATCTTATTGGAGATTTATCTAGGAGTACTTATTCTAATATAGAACAGCAATCTCTAGAATTTGCTAAATACTCTTTAACTCCTTATTTAATAAACTGGGAGCAAGAGTTAAATAGAAAGCTATTAAGTACTAAAGAACAATCTACTCATTTTTGTAAGTTTAGAACTAATGAACTTTTGAGAGGAGATGTAAATAGTAGAGCTGATTACTATACTAAACTATTTAATGTAGGAGCTTTATCTCCTAATGATATACGATCTATGGAAGATATGAATAAGGTAGAAGATGAGGGAGCTAATGATTACTATGTACCTTTAAATTTAGGGGGTGTAGGTAAAACTAATAATGATAATAATAATCAAGATGGATAAGAATAAAAATAAAATAGAAGGATTAGAGAGAAGAAATTTTACTAATTCAGAGATAAGGGTTGAAAATTCTGAAAGTAGAGAAGTAGTAGGATATGCTAGTGTGTTTACTGATACAGAAGGTAATCCAGCTTTATCAGAAAATTTAGGGGGGTTTAGAGAAAAAATAGATCCTGAGGCTTTTAATTCAGTATTAGATAATGATGTAAGAGCTTTATTTAATCATGATCCTAATTTAATACTAGGAAGGACTACAGCTGGTACTTTGTCTTTATCAGTAGATGAGAGAGGATTAAAATATAATTTTACAGCTCCTGATACTACTACAGGTAATGATTTATTAGTCAATTTAGAAAATGGTAATATAACTCAGTCTAGTTTTGGTTTTATAGTAGAGGAGGATGATTGGGATGAAGATGAGAATGGAATGACTATAAGAACTATTAAAAAGGTGGGTAGGTTATTAGATGTATCTCCAGTAGTATATCCAGCTTATCCTGATGCTGAAGTAGGTAAAAGAAGTTTTTTAAATTATAGAACTGAAAAAGAAAAACAAGAAAACAAGAAACAAGATGAATACCAAATTAAGAGAGAATTGTTAGATAAAAAAATCAAATTATTAAAACTTAAAAAATTGTATTAAAAATGAACTCAATTACTTTAAAAGAAAATAGAGCTGAGCTAGTGGAAACTATGGAGGCTATATTGGATACTGCAAAGTCTGAAGATAGAGATTTATCTGAAGATGAAAGCAAGTCTTGGGAAGGTTTTGATACAGAAATTAAAGCTTTAGATAAAAAAATTGCAATAGCTGAAAGACAAGAGCAGCTAAATAAATCTATAGCTGTTAATATGTCTGTACAAAATACTGAAGATATTGCTAAAAAAGAGATGAAATCTTGGAGCTTATTTAAAGCTGTAAGAGATATTCAGAATGGAGGCTTAACTGGTGTAGAGAAAGAAATGCATCAAGAGGCTGAAAATGAGAATAGAGGAGCTATGAATGGTATAGGATTACCTAGTTTTATGACTAATAAAGCTGAAAAAAGAGCTATAGTAGATCAGACTGCATCTCAGATACAGCCTGTAGCTGTTGAGGCTTTTGCTGATGCTTTAGTAGAAGGAGCTTTATATAATCAAGTAGGAGTAACTAATTTAGGTACTTTGGCTGCTGATACAGTAGTACCTATTACTGGAGCTAATGCTGTAGAGTGGGCTGCTGAAAATGCGGCTGGTGCTGATACTTCAGCTGATTTTAGTAAAATTACTTTATCTCCTAATCGTATTAATGGATATGCTAATGTTAGTAATGTTATATTAATGCAAAATGGAAATGGAGCAGAGGCGGCTATCATGAGAGATATGGGTAGACAAATAGCTAATAAAATAGATGCTAATATGTTTGCTAGTACTAATGCTGCGGCTGGGCCTGGATGTATTGTAGGTACTACTGGTACTCTTACATTTACTGAGGCTACATTTGGAGCTGGATCTATTGCTAGTGATATGTTAGAGGCTATTCAAACTATAGCTAATGACCATGGATTAGATGGTAATCTAGGTTTTGTAAATAGTTTTGAATTATACTCAGCTATTAAGCAAGAGGCTCAGGTAACATCTACTTTTCCATTATATGTAGATAATAGCTTAGCTGGTTATCCTGGATATTTCTCATCTGCTCCAGCATCTTCTGCTGGTGTTAGTGGAGATGGAATGTTTGGAGATTTCTCTAGAGTTTATTTTGCTACTTTTGGGCCTACTTCAATTTTAGTAGATCCTTATTCTGCGGCTACTGAAAATGCTGTAAGATTAGTAGTAAATCAACACTATGACTGGAAGGTAGCTAGTGGAGCTAGTTTTGTTAAATATACTACTCTAGTAGCTTAGTATATTTAGTTATTAATTTTTAAAAGGGAGGGGGGAGTACCTCCTCCTTTTTTATTTTATAAAGGTTTAAAATGGTTAAATTACAATTAAATTCTACTTCTACATATACAGATTTAATACCTTTAGCTACAGCTAAAAGTTTTTTAAGGGTTACTAATACTGCTGAAGATACTTTAATAACTACTATGATAGGAGCAGCTGTAGAAGTGGCTCAGAATTATACAAATAGTAGATTTTTAGAAACTCAATATACTATGTATATGGAAACTTGGGATGATGTTTATGTATCTAATCATTATACTACTAGCTTATCTAATGGTACTTATTTAACTACTGGGGGTTTTGTAGGTAAAGATGGTTTAAATCAAATAGTATTACCTTATGCTCCTTTAGATAGTATTACACATATTAAGTATTATGATTCTAGTAATACTCAAATAACATGGACTGAAAATACAGATTACTCAGTACATACTTTTATTAATCAAAAAGGATTTGTAGAAATTCAAAAGAGTATTAGTTTTCCTACTGTATATGATAGAGCTGATGCTATAGAGATTAAATTTAAAGCTGGTTATGGTACTGGAGCTAGTGATGTACCTGAAGCTATAAAATCAGCTATATTACTTATAATTGGTTTTATGTATGAAAAAAGAGAGGATAGTGTAAGTAGATTACCTAAGGCCTCTGAATACTTATTAGATCCATATAGATTTAAAACATACTAAAAAATGGCTAAAAGTGAAAATTTAAAAGCTGGAGAATTAGATACTCCTATAGATGTGTATTATAATACTAATGCTCAAAATGAGTATGGAGAAATTACTAAAACTAAAGCTCTACTTAAAACTGTATGGGCTAAATTAGTTATTACTGGTACTAAAGGTAATGAGAAAGTAGAAGATGATACTATAAGAGCTGAAAGCAAAATAAATTTTTTAGTGAGATATGATTCTGATTTACAGATGAACAGCTCTACTATTTCTCCTGAAGATTATTTTGAGATATTATATGAAAGTAAATACTGGAATGTAATGAGTATGGAAACACTAGGTAGAGGTAAAGGAATAATAATAAGATGTAATCTTACTGATAATAATCTATAATGAGTGCTAGAAATAAAAACAGGGCAATAGATTTAGATATTGATAATGATGATTTAAAATCTCTTATTAGGGGATTAGATCGTATTAAAGATAAATTTTCAGCTAGGAAGGCTAATACAGAAATAAATAAAATAGTATTTAATGCAGCTAAGCCCATGGCTTCAATTATGAAGGATTTAGCTCCTACAGATGAAACTAAAATACTTAAAAAATCAGTAGGTAGGTGGCGAACTAAAACAGGAGTAAGAGTAGGAGCTAGGTATAGAAAAAAAGATAGAAATAAGGGCTGGTATGTAGCTTTTGCAGCCTATCCTCACAAAACTAGAGGAGATGGAATGACTGAAAAAAGTACTCCCTTTTTGGCTGATGCTTTTGAAAGTACCAAAGGAATTACAGCTAAATTAATTATAGAAGGTGTAAAAAAATTAATAGGTAAATTTTGGATGTAAATGGTAGGTAAAGCTTTAAAATGGTTATTACTAGGAGATGATACTAGTTTTGATAATCCTCAGTATGAAATACAAAATATATTAAATGATAGATTATATCCTAATGTAAAGCCTCAGAATACATCTTATCCCTGTGTAGTTTATACTATAGAAAAAACATCTCCTGATAAGATAAAAGAACTTAGATCTCCTAATAATATAGTATCTATAGATTTAGATATTTTATCTAAAACATATTCAGATATATCATCTCTATCTACTTTAATATCTAATCAATTACATAGATATAAAAATTCTTATAATAGTGCTACTTCTGTTAGTGTAGGTTTTGGTTTTCCTATTTCTTCTATTCCTTATAATTTTGGAGATTTTCCTCCTCCTAGTACTGGAGATGTACAATATGTAGGAGGTTTACAGATTCAATTTATTGAACTTATTTCTATAACTGAATCCTATGATGAAAAATTAGAAATATATAGAAGTACTTTAAATTTTGATTTAGTATATGTAGATGATTTAAGTATTTGGGGAGCTGATGTAAATTTAAAATTTACTGATTTTAATTTAATGGCTTATAATCCTATAGCTACAGCAAATCCTAGATATAGGCAGCCCATACAAATTAATGAGCAAGTAAATTATTTATTTTCTCCATCAGTTTTACAGAGTGATAATCCTAATATAATTAATTCTACTTTAGATGGAGTATATGAAAATTTTAATCGTACTATGGCTAATAATTCTAGTAGGCCTACATTAAAAAAAGATATATCTAATCCTCCTAAATATAATAGTAATTTTTATCTAGAATTTGATACTAGTAATTATTTAAAATCTCAACATGGCCCTAATAGAGTTGCTAGAAAATATAAAGAATTAACCTTTTTTACAGTACTTAGAATACCTCAATCTTATGATTTTGGTAAATGTGCTAATGTTTTATTTAAAGAAAATGCTAATACTAACTCTATAGCATCTGTTTTTTTATATACTGAGGTACAAGCTGGGGGTACTGCTATGCAATTAACTAAATTTAATGGGGGAGGTATGGCTTTAGAAAATAATGCTGGAGCTGATAATCATAGAGGTTTTAATTTTTTTAGTGGTATAGTATCTTGGCCTCTTTTTGGGATGTTTACTGATTTAAGTTTTGAAGATCCCTTCTTTTTTGCTGTTAGTTTTAAATTAAGAGAAGGAGATAATACTGTAATAGAGGGACAGTATGAATTGATTACATCTTCAGATTTTACTGCTTATGGGGATGAAAATGAGTATAGTAGTTGGAGTGATAATGCTACTACATACTTTAAAGAGGGTTTTTTTAATTTTGAAACTATACATACTGATATAGGGAGTTATGATACTTTAGGAGCTGGTACTTTCAATATGAATGATCCTTTTAATTTATATGATTTTGTTATGTGGCCTGAAGCCTTAACCTTTGGAAGTAGTAAGTATTTACAAATAAAAAGACAAATTATAGAAAAGCATAACATGTTAAATAGAATTACTAACTAATGATAGGAAAAGCAATATATAAAATCCTTAAAAGTAAAATCTCTGATTTAGCTACTGGAGGTATATATCCTAATGTAGTGCCTCAGAATGTAGATTATCCAGTAGTAGTATATCATAACTATAATGATCCTGAAACTTCTAAAGATGACTCCCCTAATATATTATATAATAGATTAACTTTACAGATTATAGCTAAAAGTTATAAAGAAGTAGAAATTTTAAATACTAAAATAAGAGATGTATTAGATATTTATGTAGATAAAACATCAGCTGGATTAGCTGAAGTACCTGGATATTATGAGAATGGTAATAATCATAGTTTTATAGGAAATGTAGATATATCTCATATTTTTTATCAAGAGGAGGAAGATGATTATTTTGATAAATTAGAAATATATACTAAAAGGGTAGAGTATGATGTATATTATTATTATGATATTATTAGATTAAGTTATGATTTAAAAAATTCAAATAATAAAACTCCTACTAATCCTCTAATGTTATGCTGTGATTTTACTCAGGTTAATTTAATGAGAGATGATCTTTCTCCTTTTAGTGGAGGTGTTGATTATGATAAAAAATTATCAGATAATTCTACTGTAGTTTATTCATTTAATAAACTAGGAACTACTAAAAATTTATGTATAAATCCAGCTACTAATACTTTTTATAATGATACTTTTTATTCTTATTTGAGATCTAGTGATGTAGCTAATCCTACATATATGCCTAAATATCAAGATGGAATAGTAGAAAATACTAAGCCTTTTTTATATTTTTCTACTAGGAATAATTTAATGAGTAGGGCATCATCTCAAATAATAGGAGATAATTCTATTTTTTTGCCCTATGGGGCTATGTTTATAATGGTATATAAGCCAGTAGGAGAGGATGGAGAAAATTATATTTTAGGTAATCAGTATGATGCTGTTAATTTTAATCCTATACTTTTATCTCATAAAAAAGTAGGATCTACTATTACTATCCACTTTAATCCTCATGCTAATAGTTTTACTGGAGCTAGTAGAGAGAGAACTTTAATAAATTCTACAGATGATAGCAAGTATTGGGTAGGTGATTATCATTTTTTATGCTTATCTTTGGGGGGTAGTAAAAATTATACTGGAGGAAATGTTAATCAGGCTGGATGGTATGAGTATTTTAACTCAAATTATAATCCTAAATTAACTACTGGACAAATTTTACAAGATAATCTAATTACTGGTAATACTGATAATATGGAGTCTACAGTAGGTAGTAATTTTAGTTTTAAAAGTATAGGCCATGCTGGTATTTCCTCTAAAGGGTTTAGGATGTATGAGTTTTTAATGTTTATACCTAATGAAGCTCAGACTCATAATAAAGATGAAGATACTGCTCCATTCCAGCCTACAGATATAATATATAAAAAAGTAAAAGAATATATTTATAATAAATATGAACAACTAAAATAATTTTAAAATGGGATATTTAGTAAACATTATAAAAGATGGTAAAGGTAAAAGAAAAGGAGATAAAGCTAATCCAGTAGATATACAATCTTATAAAGTATTATATGAATTAGGTTTAATAGAAGATGAATATAATTTAATAAAAGAAAAAAAAGAAAAAACAGAAATAACAAAAACTGAAAAAGAAGATAAAAAAGATAATAATAAAAGTAAAAATTTAAAAAGTTAAAATATGGCTACAGTAATTAATGGTACTAATATGGTACTAAAAATAGATGATGATACATCTCCTACTCAGGGTGGAGCTGCTGTTATCGCTGCGGCTACTTCATGTACTGTAAATCTTACTATAGATATGGGAGAGGTTACCGATAAATCTTCAGGAGATAGAAAAGAATTTATAGGCTTGGGTAGCTCTTGGACTTTAGATTGTGAAGCTTTCTATAATGAGGATGCTGGGGTAAAAAATCCTACAACTATGTTTCCAGCAGCTTATGGAGATGCTAATGCATCACAAAATGGAGTAGTACAATATCCTAGAGAGGTTTATGTAGATTTTGATGCTGGTAGTAATGAGTTTCATGGATCAGGTTACATAACTAGTATGAGTATAACTGGAGGTACTGAAGATGCTGGTACTTATAGTATATCTATACAGGGTACTGGTACTCTATCTATGGCTTAAAAATAAATGTGTAATAATAAAAAATAATAAAAAATGGCTGTTAAAACAATTTCAGGGAGTAATCTCGTATTATCAGTAGATTTAGATGGAACTGCTCCATATTCTTATACTGCTGTAGGAGGCTCTACTACTTGTACTTTAAACATTAATCAGGAAACTATAGATGTTACAAATAAGCAATCTCAGGGAAATAAAGAATTTATAAATGGAGCTAGGAGCTGGACTTTAGACTGTGAAGCTTATTTTACTGATGGTACTTCTGATAGTGCTGATATACCAGTAGGAGGAGCTACTGCTGATAGTGGATGGTATCCAGTATTAGAATCAGGAGATAAGATTCATGTTAAATTTTCTAATACTACTGGTCAAACTGGAGCTAGAGAATATACTGGAGAGGGTTATATTACTTCTATTTCTATTAATGCTGGTATATCAGAATGGGCTACATATTCTGTTTCTATTCAGGGTAGTGGAGCTTTAACTGATGCTTAAAATAGGGGGGTATATATTGTATTTTTTTTCTTTATATATTTAAAGAAAATTAATAATTATGGTAGATAAAAAAACTATAGCAATAGGTGGCGAAATGAGGCCTATCCATTATGGATTTGCGGCTTTGGGAGAGTGGTGTGATATAACAAATACTCCTTTACAAGAGTTAGGAAGTTTAGGGCAAAATATATCTTTAAGCTCTGCTATTCAGCTTATATATTGTGGATTAAAGCATGGAGCTAGAAGAAATAAAGAGTCTTTTAAATTTACTGCTGATGATGTAGCTGATTGGATAGATGATGAAGGGATGGGGGTATTTAATGAGGCTATGGAGATTTTCGGTGGATCTTTAGCTAAGTTAAATCCTTCAGAAAAAAAAAAGAAGGAGAAGAAGAAATAACTTCTCCTAGTATTGAAGATTTATTTGGCCTTGCTACTGGTTTTTTAGATATGAGTGTAGCTGAGTTTTGGGATTTTACTCCTAGACAATTACAGCTAAAACTAGATAGTAGGAAGGAGTTTGAAGATATGCTACAGAGGATGGAGTGGGAGAGAGTAAGATTTCAAACTACAGCTCTTATAAATAAAGATCGCAAGAGGAAGGATCAAATAAAGCAAACTGACCTAATTAAATTTGATTGGGAGAAACAATCTACTATAAAAGATATAGATAAAGAAAGAAAGAAAGCTATGTACCTAATAAATAAAGCTAATAAAAATTCTAAAAAATCTAATTAAATGGGTACTAATAAAACATTATCTGTATTTTTAAAACTTAATTCTGAAGCCTTTACTTCAGGTCTTAAACAAGTAGAGGGTAAGCTAAATAAATTTGGTAAAAAAATAGGTAATGTAGGATCTTCTCTTACTACTGGAGTATCTTTACCTTTAATTGGTATTGGAGCTGCGGCTGTTAAAACAGCCTCTGAGTTTGAGTCCTCTATGACTAAAATTCAAACTCTAGTAGGATTACCTAAAGATGCTGTAGATCAGCTTTCTGATTCTGTTTTAAATTTAGCTGGAGAAACTGCTACAGCTCCTAATCAATTAGCTGAAGGTTTATACTTTTTAACTTCAGCTGGTTTAGATGGAGAATCAGCTTTAAGAGCCTTAGAGGCTACAGCAAAAGGATCAGCCGCTGGTTTAGGAGATATGGAGGCTTTGGCTACTGTGGCGGCGGCGGCTCAAAATGCCTATGGAGAAGAAGTTTTATCATCATCTCAAGCCTTAGATATTTTCGGTACTATGGTACAAACTGGTATGTTCAAAAGTGAGGAACTGGCGAATGTACTAGGATCCCAGCTAGGTTTAGCATCTAATTTAGGTATAAGCATGGAGGAGCTAGGTAGTATGATTTCTACTTATACTAGAACTACAGGCTCTGCTACTGATGCTACTACTGGCTTATCAGGAATTATGATGAGCTTTGCTAAGATTACTCCTAAGGCTGCTGATGCTTTAGCAAAGGCTACCCAGGGATTAGAGGGGGGAGCTATGAGTGCTGATGATTTAAGAACTATGCTAGGAGAACAGGGTTTACAACAAACTCTGATGTTTTTACAGGAACAATTTAACTCAGCTGGAATACCTTTATCAGAATTTTTTAGTAAATCTCAAGCCTTAAAAGGAGTACTAGGTGTACTAGGTACACAAACTGAAAGCTATACAGAAATTTTAGGGAGTATGGAAGATGCTCAGGGTTTTGTAAATGATGCTTTTGATGAAACTTCTCAAACTTCAGCTTTTAAATTTAAACAAGCTATGGCTGATCTTCAGGTAGCTGGGGTAAAACTAGGAGAGAGTTTAATGCCTGTAGCTACTAAATTAGCTGGAGTATTTAGTAAAATGGCTAAAACTTTTTCTAGTTTAAGTGAAGAAACTAGAGAGAAAATAGTTAAAATAGGATTAGCTTTAGTAGCTATAGGGCCTACTTTAATGATTATAGGAAAATTAACTACTGCTTTTGGTTTTGTGGTAAAAGTGGTTAGAATGGCTGGGAGGGCTATTATTTCAGCTGGTAAAGCCTTATTTGCTATGGGGCCAGCTGGTTTAATTATTGGAGCTATTGTGGCGGCTGTGGGTTTACTTATAAAAAACTGGGAATGGACTAAGAAAAAAATAGTAGAGGTAGTAAATGGTTTTATAGATTTATATAATGAATCTATGTTATTTAAAGTAGCTGTAGAAACTTTAAAATTTGCTTTTAAAACTGTATGGGATTATATAAAATTTATGTTTGGTAATGTTAAAACTGTATTAGGAGCTATAGGGGGAGCTATAGAAGATGTAATAAATTTTAGAAATCCAGCTCCTAATTTTAAGAAAGCTATGCAACAGATGGGAGATGATGCTAAGGCTTTTGCTAATAAAACTAAAAAAAACTGGGATGATGCTTTAAATAATATCCAGTCTAAAGAAAAAGTAGAATTTATTACTGAGGAAGATGTAGATAGAACTTTAGGTAAAGTAAAAAATGGAATGGATAATATCATATCTACTATAACTGGAGCTGGTGGAGGTGTATTAGATGATTTAATGGGAGGGGGAGATGAAGGAGTAGATCCTGTAGAGTTAAATGGAGTATTAAATATAGATGATATTAATTTAGGAGATGGAGAGGGAGAAGTAGATGAAGAAGGTAATCCTATAATAAAAATTAAGGGAAGCCTAGATACTGAGGAAATGCAAGAAACTCTATCTATGTTAGAACAGCAAACATCCTCAGCTTTTGAACAAATGGCTAATAGTCAGGATGGAGGTTTAGGAGCTATGGTACAACAAACTAAATCAGCTGCTAGAGATATTATTAAAACTAAAATAGCTGAAGGTACTGCATCTTGGGCGGCTAGTGCTTTAAAAGGATTGCCCTGGCCAGCTAATGCTATATTAGCGGCTACTGCTGGTATAGTAGTAGGAGGTATATTTAATGCTATTATCCCTCCTTTTGCTGAGGGGGGTATTGTTTCAGGGCCTACTTTAGCTTATGTAGGAGAGGGATCAGGAACATCAGCTATTAATCCTGAAGTAATAGCTCCACTAGATAAACTTAAAGGAATGATAGGGGGAGTAGGAGGAGGTTTATTACATGGTACTATTTCAGGTAGTGATATTTTATTAAGTAATACTAGAAGTACAATAAGTCAAGATAGAGTATCAGGATCAGCTACTAATTTTTAACTTAAATTATATATTATGATAGATTTTATACAATCAAATTTTTTAGAGTTACTTATTGCTGTTTTAGCTTTAGCTAAGGTAATAGTAAATTTAACTCCTACTGAAAAAGATAATCAGGTATTTACATATATAGATAAAATAATAAATGCTATAGTACCTAATAGAAATAAAAAAGGAAAAAAGCATAAAAACTGCTGTTAAATGGCTTATATAAAATATCAAAGTGAATTTTATAGTCAGTATGATAATGGAGTAGAATCTAGGTATCAAATAAACATCCATAAAAAAACTGGTACTGGTACTACTATACCTTTTAAATGTACCTCTAAAGGTTTTGTATTGAAAATGGATGGTAGTGATGATACTATGTTAGCTCCTATTAAAACGACTTCTGTAAATTTTAATTTTGTAATAGAAGATGGTAATACAGATCAAGCTGGTATAGTAGATGATATACTAGCTGTTTCAGGAGATAATGAAGGGGAATTAGCTTTAGAAATAAAAAGATATACAGGTACATCTTGGAGAAGATATTGGATAGGAGTAATACTTGGAGATTTAGGATCTATGGAAGATATTTCTCCTACTAATTTTATTAAAATAAAGGCTATAGATGGATTAGCTCAATTAAAATATAAAAAATTAAAGCCCGATCAGGAAGGTATAAGAAGTTTATTATATTATATAAAAGCTGGATTAATGGAGATTACTACTAGTGATCCTACTTTTGGTTTTTGGACTATTGGAAGCTCTACAACAGAAAATTTTTTAACTCATCAGCCTTTTTATTATAATAAAGCTATGGGTAATATCAGTAGCTCATTATGGAGGGATGATGAAGATCATGATCCTTTAGCTTTAACAAAAGTTAGTAGTATGGCTTTTAAAGATAAAGATGGTCAAAACTGGAGCTATTATAAAATAATTGAAAATATATTATCTTGTTTTCAGCTTAGGATAATGATGACTCCTCTGTGGGATTCTCAGTTTAGTGGAGGTACTAGATTTTATACTGGTAACTGTACTTGGTTTTTACAAGCTCCTTTAATAAATCATAACTCATCTGATAATCCTAATTTAGATACTGGGGATCAACTTTATATGATTCATACAGCTCAGTTAGCTGATGATGATGCTAGTACAGATCAGGATATGAAAATGATTTCTGAGTTTATTGATGATCCTTCTCAGGGGGGTACTATATTAAGTGGAGCTAAAGAATTATTTTTACCTCCCTTATTAAATTATAAAAGTATTTACAATCATAAGAATTTTTTAGGTTTACACATGGGGCCAGCAGAAGTTAAAACTAATTGGAATCAAACTACTTCTGAGAGTGGATCTGTATCTAGTGGTACTTATAGACAGTTTGATTTTCTTACCTCTTTTAATGCTGGTTTTTCAGCTTATGATTTAACTGGGGTTAGTAATGAATCAGCTCCTGGGTGGACTGGAGCAAATAATGACAGGACTTGTAAACAAACTATAGTAATTACTGGTAATTGTGAATTATATCCTAAGATGTGGAGTAGAGTAGCATCAGGAGGATTAGTGGGATATGATTCAGCTGGAGATGCTTTTAATTATTATGGAGGCTCTAATTTTCCTGATAGTTTTGGTAATACTCAATATGGTATAGAAGAAACTGCTACTATTATGCCTAGATTGGCTTTAAGGCTTTTAACTTGGGTTAGAGATGATGCTGGGCCTTATACTTTACCTGATGGAAATAATTATAGAAGTGAGGCTTTTTGGCTAACAAATATAAGATTTGCTAGATTAGCTGGAAGTACTCCATGGAGTATACAAAGGGGTACAGGTTTTCCTGTTTGGGGTAGCTCTTATTTGAATGATATGAGAGCTTTTGAAAATTATACTTATCCTAATAATGTATATGGATATAATGGGGGATGGTCAGGTCAAAGATACTGGCCTAATTTTCCTGATAATACATCTTATATTATACAGGGAGTACAACAATGGGGGTTAGATAGTGGTTATGATGATTATAGATGGTGGAGAACTTCATCTCCAGCAGCCGATAGTCAATCTCCTATAGATTGTAGATGGGCCTTTTTTTCTCCAGTATTTCATAAGCCTACTGTACTTTATACTAATGGATGTGTATCTTTTAACTGTGATGATCCTGGTAGCTGGGTGGAATGGCTTACTACTAATGCTACTCCATGGGGTTATGATTGTCAAAATTATAGGCATAGTGAAACTTTTTTTATTCAATCTCCTAAAATACCAGTAGGTAAAGATGGAGATGGTAATTATGGAGCTAATATGATTAGACAAATAGCTTTATTTACTTTACTAGGTGTAGATGATTGCTCTTTACCTATTAATGATCCTTATTTACCAGCTCCTGATCCTAATATACCTGTAACACAAAGAGCAGCCTGTAAGAGCTGGGATTATGCTAGTTTAGGAACTGGAGGAGATGTACCTCCATATACAATAGTAGGAGGTTTCGGATGTGAGGCTAGGGGTTTACAATGGGATTACTATTTATCAGATTTAAGAGTAAATATAGCTGGAGTAAATGCTGGGGTAAATAGTTTTGATGAAACTATAGGCTGGTATGAAAATACAAATGGTACTCCATCTGAGGAAATGGTACAAGAGCCTGAGATAGTAATAGGTAGTAATCCCCCTGAGGATCCTTTTGCTGTATCAGAAGGAGGTAGTGGAGGTTTTGGTGGAGATTTTCCTGGAGAGTTTAGAATAATAGAAGAAGCTAATGATTTAGGTAATCCTATAGAAAATGATGATGTATTAAACTGGAGAGCTGTGTGGGAGGCTGGGGCTGCTGTTGCTGGAGATGTTTTACATAAGCAAAGGCCTAAAAATGCTTTATCTCATTATTTTCAAATGAAAAGAGGTTTAGATTTTACTATGGTAGACAGTACTTCAGATAAATGTATAGAGAGAAGGCTAGGCTCAGCTATAATTAAGCCTAGTAATATAAATAAATGGGAAGAAAATCAATCAGGAGCTGATGTAGGATATATAGTAAATGGTTTCACTTATGTAGCTGGTACTGGTCAAATTACATTATCCTTAGAGGATTGTGTTACTTTTAATAGAACTAATATAATAGATAAAACATATAGTAGTAATGGCTAAACCTTTTGGTAAAAATATAAATCTTGAAAAGAAAAAAAAGGAAAGGCCTGGTAATAATTATCTAGCTCCTAAAAAACAACATACTCTAACTCAGTTAAATAATACTAGAAAAAAAACTCAGTATAGATGGGATGGAAATAGGAATCCTAGTACTACTGGCTATATGGGGGGAGATACTAATGCTGGAGCTAGTCCTATTAAAAGGGGATGGAGTGCTAAGTATTCTCCTGGATATACTAATCCCTTTTATTTGTTTTTGTGTGATAATGCTATAGCTGAAACTTCTATTAAAATAAAGCCTGGTACTCATGATGTAATTTATATAGCTAATCCTACAGGTCATTTAGGAATAGATCTACTTAGAAGGGGCGACTATTTTTGGATATATAATACTATTACTTATAAAAGTGTTAGAATTATGTGTAGTGTAGATTTAATGGATTCTGGTACATTAATAAAAATAACTCCTACTGTTTTTAAATTTTCAGATAATTTTCCTTCTGGTAGTTTAATAGTACCTGATTATAAAGTACAGACTCAAAGACTATCTAATGTACCTTTATTAAAAAGATATGAAATAACTACTGCTGAATATCAAGCTTTAAACTCAAATCCCTATACTTTATTAGCTGGAAGTGCTGGGATTTTACATATTCCTTTAAGCTGTACTATTGTAGTAAATATAGTAGGAAATCCAGAAATTACAGCTTATGGTATGTATGTAGGTTGGCTGAGATCTTTTAGGCCTGGACATTACTGGAGTAGTATTGATAGATTTGCTTATAGAGCTAGAGATAATCAGTTATATCAGGTTAATGGAGATGCTTTTGCAGCTAGTGGGCCTCCTGCTGGAGTAGAAATACCTTTGAAATCTCCTATAAACACTACTCTAGGTATGCCTTTAGAGCTATATGCTGATCCTAGTAATCCTACTGGAGATATACATTTAACAGTATTTTTATATTATAAATCCGTTAATTTATAATGATAAAGTATATATACATATTATTTTTTATATCTATTTCTGTTAATGCTCAGCTAGGAGTATTTAAGTATAGTACTTTTTATGGATCTATAGGAATTAATCAAGTATTAGATGAAGCTAATACTTATACTATACAAGATGGAATTTTAACAGAAACTACAAAAGATAATAAATATAACTATAGATATGCTTTTGGAGTAAGGAGATTAGCTAGATTATCTATGGAAGATAGAAAATCTTATAAAGATGGTACTGAAACTGATTATGGTAAATTTAGATCAGCTTTAATGACTGGCTTAGAGTATTTAATATCTTATGAAAATGTAAGAGATAGAGGTATTAAATATATTAATCAGGATTATTTTATAAGATATTTAGGTAGTTTTTACATGATAAAGCTACAAAGCACAAACCTAGAAGGAATAGATCTTAAATATAAAGAAGTAGATCTAAGATTAAAAAAGGATATAAATAAGTTTCAGCTATCAGCTGGAGCTTTAATCAGAGTACATCCAGCTTATGGAGTTTATCCTTTTAGTGTTTTTAGTGGAGAGGATTATATTGAAGTAGCTAATTCTCTAGGTTTTAACTCATATTTTAATTGGGATGATTATAATAATAATGGATATGTAGATAGGATAGAGCCTACATATTATTACTGGACTAATCCAGCTGGAGATACTATAGCTGATAGTAATAGTGAATTTATGGAGTATCATTATTCAGATATAGTAAATGGATATAATTCTAATGAAATAAATAAACTAGGTAATCAAACTACTTTATCTGCTGTTTTAGGTATATCATACTATACTCATAAAGATAATTACCATACTCTTATATGGAGTAATGTATTACCTTATAATTATGCTTATACTGATTATGGATATTCAGGAGCTATAGATTATGAAATAGGAGCTTTAATACAAAAGAAAATTACTAAGATAATATCAGTACATACTGAAGGAATATATCTAAGTTATTTAGATAGGAAAAATTATAATATAAAAATTGGCTTAAATATACTACTAAAATGAAAATATCAGAATCTACTAATTTGACTTTAGACTTAAAAACATTAATACTAATAATAGGCTTTACTGTATCTATGGTAATGATGTATGCAAAATTACAAGCTGATATAAAAATAGCTATGGATGAGCCTAAGCCTAGTATATCATCTACTGAGTTTGAGATGAAAGATTTATTAATAAGAGAAAATATAAAAAATACTCTTATAATAACAGAAAATAATGCTCAAGGTATTCAGGAATTAAAAGAGAAATTAATAGTAATTGAAAATAGATTATATGAAATCAATAAATAAAAAAGATATAAGTAATTATATCTATATACTTTTAATGCTTTTAGTGTTTTTATTTGCTACAATAGCTCCAGCTCAGAATTTTATACAGGATGAAATAGCTATAGTAGAATTTAATACCTCTTGGAATGAAAGTAATTTTATAAAAGGATTAGATAAATTAAAAAACTGTAAATACTATACTATTATACTTTGTAATAATGTAGAGTATATGGATAAATATGAAATAAAACAGCCCTCTATAATAGTATTTAATAATGGAGATGAAATAAAAAGATATAAGAGTACTATTATGCTAGATTTTAAAGTAACATACAAAGAATTACAGAAGCAAATAGATCAGTTATTGTTAAATAAATTTAATTAAAATGTTGTTATCCAAAAATTTTACTTTAAAAGAATTTTTAAAATCTAATGTAGCTAAAAGGAGAGGCTTAGAATTAAATCCTCCTAAAGAACATATAAGAAATATGCAGATATTATGTATGAAAGTATTACAACCTTTAAGAGATTGTATAGGCCCTATTAAAATAAATTCAGGCTGGAGAAGTTTAGAATTAAATAAGGCTTTAGGGGGAGCTTATAAAGAGAAAAAAAATAAAGATGGATCTATTACTAAAATATATTCTCAACACTGTAAAGGCCAGGCTGCTGATTTACATTTTGTAGATGAAAATGGTAAAGCTAATAATAAAATGATATTTGATACTATACTAGAACTAGGTATAGAATTTGACCAGATGATAAATGAATTTGATTATAGGTGGATTCATATAAGTTTTGCAGAAGGCAAAAATAGAAATAAATTACTAGAAGCTTATAAAGATGAAAATAACAGAACTAGATATAAAAGTATTAAAGAATATAAATCATTATGATAAAAAGTATTATTAAAAGTTTAGTATCTGATTCTAGTAAGATATTAGATGAAGTTATTACAACTAAAGAAGAAAAATTAGAGGCTAAACATAAGCTGAAATCTTTACTTAAATCTCATGAGCAGACTATGTATCAATTAGAAGTAGAAGATAGAAAATCAGCAAGAGCTATGTATTCAGATGATAGTAATATACAGAAGATATTAGCTACTATATTTACTATAGCTTATTTTGTTTTGTCTTTTGTATTAGCTAGATATTTTGTAATAGGAGATATTAATTTAGGAGAGTTTGAAATCAGTTTTATAAGTACTCTTTTTGGAGCTATGAGTGCTAAAGTAAATACTATTATTGATTTCTTTTTTGGGGGATCATCTAAAAAAGATAAATGAGCTTTAGGCCTAGATTAAATAAATATGTTTATGATTTTATAAACTATCATAAAAAATCTAATGTAGTAGGTATCATATCTGATACTCATTATCCTTTTGCTCATAAGGATCATTTAAAGTTTTTGTATGAAACATTTAATAAATTTCAAGTAAATAGAGTAGTACATATAGGAGATCTAGTAGATGGCTCAGCATGGAATATGTGGGAGAAAGATTCAGATATGCCCTCAGGAGGTAAGGAGGCTGAAATGGCTCAAAAAGATATAGATAAATTATTTAAAACTTTTGGAGCTGGAGATTTAATGATGGGTAACCATGATGAATTAATTAATAGGCGAATGTTAAAACATTCTATACCTAAGAAATTTTATAAATCTTTTGCTGAAGCTTGGAATTTTCCTAAAAGCTGGAATACTCATAATTATCTAGAAATAGATAATGTATTATATCTTCATGGTACTGGTAAGAGTGGTCAAAATGCAGCTGTAAGCTTTATGCAAGATTATAGACAGTCAGTAGTTATAGGTCATACTCATAGCTCAGGAGGAGTAAACTATAGAGCTTCATATAAAGAGTTATGCTTTGCTCTTAATGTAGGATGCTTAATAGGTAATAGCTTAGCTTTTGCTTATGGTAAAAATTTTAGTAAAAAGCCTACTCTTGGCTGTGGAATAGTAGTAGATGGTAAACATGGTTTTTTTATTCCTATGGATTTAGGTAAAAAAATAAGCTATTCTAAGTAATAAACATTCTATTGTTAATAACAATCATCTCCAAAATTTTCTTTTTAAATAGTTTATAGGTTAATTTGTGTAAACAAAAATAGAAACTATGAACTATACAGAAACTTTAAGGCCTAATATGAAAGTATGGCTAGTAAACGAAATAATAAGATTAAGAGTATTAAATAACACTAAAGTAGATTTTAATAAATTGGATGGATGTAGTGATGTTAAGATGTGGTTATTTACTAAAAGCTTTAAGAATCTTATGGATATGCAAGTGGAGCTAATAGCTCAGCTTAAAGATAGGGGGTAAGTAATAAGGCTTTATCTATATATATTTGTATATGATTAATATATATGAATTTATGGATGAGCTTTATTACTTATTAGATGTTAATGAAATATCTTTAGATGAGGATATACAAAGAGATAGAGCCATAAGGCTCTTACTAAAACACAAAAAAAAATTTGCAACTAAAGAAATAAATGATAAAGATATAATAGATGTTTACAGAAAAAAAGGGATGGAGGAGATTAAAAAATACTTTAATAGGAATGTATGTTATTTATATTCTACGATTTTTTGTTATGATGTATTATTTTATCATTACAAAAATGACTGGAGAAAATTAGAAAATTTATTAAAAGAAAAACTTAATGACTAAAAAAATACCTATAATACCTATAATACCTAATAAGCCTATAATACCTAATAGGCCTATAAAGGAGAAAAGATTATCAGATAAAGATGTAGATGATATATTAAATACTTTAGATAGAGCTTTTAAAAGAATGAGTAAAGATGAAAAAAAAGCTATATTATTACATATAGGTCAGGGTAAAGTAGATATAGAAAAATTAGATGATACTACAATGTTAAGAACTATAAAATCTGATTATCAAAGAGTATTAAGAAATATAGATATGAATGATGTTAATAGTATAGATCCTAAATATAAAATAGCTAATGAGTTAATGACTAAAAAAGATAAATTAACTAAAACAAAATTAAAAGAAAAAGTACAAAAATATAAAGAAATTAAAGATGGAAAAATTAGATAAAAGAGATTACAGTTTATTATTATCTGTATTACACAATGAAAAAATGAATACAGCTGATAAAGCTGCTTTAGATTTAGTTAAATTAAAATTATTATTAAAAGTAAATAAATTAGAAGAACATTATGAATACAAATAAACTAAAAGAAATATATAAAAAATATAATTTAGAAAAAGATGATATTTTTGTTTTAAAGTTTGGAGGAAAAGATAAACCTATAATAACTAGAGCTGGTATAGAGAAAATTCAGGCTCAGTTAGATATATCTGTAAATTTTAAAATTGAAAAAATATCTGAAGATCATAAAAGCTGTATAATACTAGCTCAGGGAGCTATTATGAAGGAGGTAGAAGGCCCTCAGGGATCTACTAGGCAGCCTTTGGCTATGGCTCAGAGTTTTGGAGAAGTTTCTCCAGCTAATAATAAATCAAATTTTCCTATCTGTATGGCTGAAAAAAGAGGTTTAGCTAGGGTAGTACTTAAAATGGCTAATCTAGCTGGGTTTTATTCAGAAGATGAAGCTGAAGAATTTAATAAATAATGGAGAGTACTTATATTATATTATGTAATAATACATCAGATATTTTAGTAAGATGTAATAAAGATGATTTAGCTGATGTTTTATTAATGTTAGATAAAAGTGAAGATATTGATGTAATTGATTATTTAGAATATAAATCAGAGGAGTATAAGATGTTAATTTATGGAGAAGATTATATAGCAGAAGATAAATATATAGATAATGCCTTCAGTAAATAGATTAGTTAGAATATGCTGTTATTATAATTCTGTAAAATTTGCAGATTTTTATAATGTATTTAGTAATCCCAGGATAAAAGACTGTAGAGCTATAGTTTATCATATATTATTATCTCAGGATTATAATGTGTTTCAAATTTCAGAGATATTTAATAAGCCTATAGAGTTTATAGAAAAACATATAAAATATCATGAAACTGAATATGAATTAATTAATCATTATAAAAAAACTTATGATAATACTTATACTCAGTATAGTAATTGGACTGATACTAATTTAGATTTAGCTTATAGTATAACTAAAACTAAGTATGATTTATTAAATGAAAATAAATATGAGCAGATATTAAATGAAAATAATAGACTAGAACATCAGATAGATATATTAAAAATTAAATTAAATAAAAAAAGTTATGTATAAAATAAGAGGACAAATAATAAATACTAAAACAGAAAATATAAAACTCAAAAATGGAGAAAATGCTGAAAAAATGTTAATTACTATAGAAGAATCAGATACAGGATTTCATCACAAACATCAATTTGAAATTTTTGGAGAAACTAAAATAAATTTATTTAAAGAAAGTATAAAAATAGATAGATTTGTAAAAATTGAATTTTATATTAAGAGTAATCAATGGAAGGATAAATTTTTTAATACTTTAAATGTAAAAAATATAGTTTTAGAAGATGAAATACATATAGATAATAATCCTCCTTTTTAATAAATTAAAACAGAAACAAAATGGCGAAATATAGACAGATACATACTACTTTTTGGAATGATCCTTTAATACTGGATCTAACTCCTGAACAAAAATACTTTTATATATACTTACTTACTAATCCTAATGTAAAACAATGTGGAATTTATGAAATTTCAGTAAGGCAAATAACTTATCATACTGGATATAATAAAGAAACTGTAGAAAAGCTTTTAGAGCTGTTTGTAGGATTAAATAAAATAGTAATAAGTAAAAAAACTAATGAAATAGCTATAGTTAATTTTTTAAAGTATAATTATTCAGCTTCTCCTACTGTTAAAAAGTGTATAGAAAAAGAATTAAATGAAGTTAAAAATAATGAGCTTATAAAGTATATATACCCTATAGATAGTCTAGATATAGAGTATAATGATAATAATAAGAATAATAATAAAGAGAATAATAATAATAAAAAAAAGAATAATAATAAAAATGAATTTCCTAACACAGAGGAATCTTTTAAAGAATATGTATATAAATTACCTAACTCTTTACATCATACTAATTTTATAGAATACTGGACTGAAAAAAATACTAAGGGTAAGATGAGGTATCAACTTGAAAAAACTTTTTCAATAGAGAGGAGATTGGATAGATGGGTAAGAAATCAATTTCCTACACAAAAAAAGGGAGGTATGCCTGATTTTTATGATAAAGCTTATGCTCAAAGAATAGCAGAAGATCAAACTCAGCAAAAAAAATACCGAGAACATTTAATAAGCTTAGGGTATGAGCAAAAATACTCTTATAATGGAGCTGCTCAATGGAAAAAAGTAAAATAATATGGATATAAGTAAATTACCAGTAAAAGATATATATGATTTAGTAAAAGAGGGAGAAATAGATCCTCTTAAAGCTGTTATAGTATTAAAAGAAATAGAAAAAAAAGCAAAAGAGTATAAATCTATGATAGATGATATAGCTTTAGATGAGATTACTAAATATGGTAGAGGAGGTACTGAAATAGATGGATATAATATCAGCTCTAGATCTTCAGCTGGTAGATGGGATTTTAAACATATTTCTGAAATTCAGGATTTAGAAAAACAGTTAAAAGAGCTTAAAGAAAAACATAAAGGAGCTTATAATCAAATGACTAGAAATCTAACTACTTTAGGAGAGGGAGGAGAAGTTATAATCCCAGCTAATTATAAACATGGTAAAGAAATAATAGTAATAACTAAAAATAAATAATAATGGAATATATATTAATAGGATTATGTTTAGGTATAGGCTTTACAGCTGGTATTTATATATCTTCACAAGTAGGATCCTGGATAGATAAAAAAACTAATGGTAAATCATAAAAAAATATACTGTAATTACTTTGGATATGATGAGGGAGATGTTATTATATGTGAAATATGTAAATATAATTGTGATAAGCCTTTTGCTTATAGTAAAGGATTACCTCCTATCCTTAAAGAAGCTGTAGATATTCATCATATAATACCTAGAGCTATGGGAGGAGCTAAGGGTAATAAGATAAGAGGTACAGAAAATTATAGAGATTATCCTGAGAATTTAATAGCTTTATGTAGAGAGTGTCATAATGAAGTAGAACAATCAAAAGAGGCTAATAAGAGATGTTATGTAATACATCTAAAGAATATAATAAAGAAGATAGAAGATGAGGAGCTTAATAAAATTAAATGGTAATGACTAAACTATATATGGATAATAAAAAGAATAATAAAACAGAAGATGCAGCTATAGAATACTTTACTCATATAGGAGAGAGAGCTGTAGTATATAATAAGAAAATAAATAAAGAGATAGAAGGCTTAGATAAGTTTAATAAGGAACAGAAGAAAATAATCAAAGAATTTTTTATACATATCTTAAAGGAGTTAGATAAGTCTTAATAAATGATTATATTTGTATATTCCTCTTAATGAGGTTTTGTATTGTTTCTGTTTATGTAAAGGCTTATAGATCTCCGATTTGTAGGCCTTTGCTGTTTAATATATATATATGAAAGAAATAGATATAAATGATTTAATTAATATGGCTGGTAATAATTTATATGATACTGAGTATAGCCATAAGCTAAGTATAAGCTGTAAGCATAGTACTTATTTAATGTATAAGGACTTAAAGGCTAAGCTAAATGCTATAGGTATTAAGGTTAATAATGCTCAGCTATTTGAGTATATGGTAGTAGAGTTATTTAATTCAGATTTAAAAAGCTTTGAGTAATGCCTTATTTACCTACTACTACTAAATATAAATGGATAAGAAAGATTAAGAAGGATTATAATAAATCTTATTCTAGAGCTGAGTATGCTAATATATATCAGAGTAATAGGTGGAGGAAGCTTAGGAATCATTATATAAAACATAATCCTATATGTGTAGAGTGTGAAAGAAATAATAAGATAACTACTGCTAAGATAGTAGATCATATTAAAGAGATAGCTGATGGTGGTAGTGTGTGGAATGTTTCTAACTTGCAGAGCTTATGTAATAGGTGTCATAGAGTTAAGACTGCTCATGCTGTTAATAGAAGAAAAAAAAATAATATGATTAAAAAAATAAAAATAAAAAAAAATAATAATTTAACCTAGTAAGGGGAGGGCTATACAAATCATAAAAAGGAAAATACTCTACAT